TACTGAAAGAGTGCGGCGATGCGCTGATACCTGTGTTTCGCCGTTAAGTCGGGCTTGCTTGCGTGCTGCCAGACGGGATTCGAGTTTGGCCGCCCATTGAGCGTCATTGCAGGCGCGGGCGTATGTTACAGATGGGTCTTCAAGCATTGATTGCCTCCTTGTGTTTCGGAAGTGATAGAAGGTAGTCGCCCCATTGCTCAGCCATGGCTTTAGCAACGCCAACAGGAGTGCGGGACCGCTCTTTCCAGCGATCAGGTCCAGGCGGCATCTTGTGCACCTTAGCCTCCCGGCCCTCGACAATATTAGAGGGCTTCAGGGTGGGCAGGTTCTTAAGCCACAGACAGGTGCGCTTCACCTCGCCGTGGCCATGCTCCCATGGCTGATAGGTACAGTCAGGCTTGCGGATATGGCTTGAAATGATGCTGACCGGATTTTCCAGAGCGATATGCCGGATCGGTGCGTTTAGCAGGAGACGGACGAACTCAAGCGCTTCAGCCTGTTCTTCCTGCTTGTCCTTGAACCAGCGCGCTCCGCTGACTGCCAAATGCGTGCAGGGGGGGTGAGCGATCATCATATCCCATCCATCGCCAAGGATCGAAAGTGCATCGCCTTGGATATGCCATTGCGGATCGCGCTCACACGGCAACAGGTCGCAACTCCAAGCGTCGAAGCCGCGGGCGCGGAAGGCATCGCGCACAACGGCGCTATATTCGCAGGCTATGAGAACTTTCATGGCTCTAAACTTTCTTTACTCCACCGAACCTCATGCTTGTCGCCGTATGCGAGCATAAGCGTTATCAGTCCGGCAAATTGCTCTTTGGTTAGTGTGGAACTGCGCATCCCGACCGGGAACATACCTTGCCCATCCAGCTCTGGCAGGAAAGTCATTTCCACGCCTAAAGCGTTCAGGAATTGCAGCTTGACTTGATCGGCGGTAAAACGGTTCATGCCCTCGATCTGCTGGCACATGTCCTTAATCATCGCCCACATTTTCCGGTTCTGACGGTCGCTCCTGGTAGCCTTGGCAATCTTGCACACATAGTCCGCAGGGGCTTCATCAATTGACCGCTTGGCATAGTCGCGCTGACTTTCTCCGATCAGGAATATCGTGCGGCTCATAACACATAGCACTCGTAAGCTCGCTTGCGCAGTTCCACCGCGCGCTCTGGCACACCCCATTCCGCCTCGATCTTGCGGGCATTGCCAAGGTGCAGGTCAAAATGGTGGGCGGCAGTGAGCGGAACAACCACTTCATGATCGCGCCGCCACCGCTTTTCCGGCATGGATGAGAGAACGTGGTGCGCAATCTCTGAAGGACAGCCACAACCGCACGCGCATGGGAAGTTATCGATGCACCAGCGGTGATACTGACGTTCACGCTCCGTAGGCTTGGCGCTGTACTTCTGGCGTATGCGGTTGTGATTGACCTTGGGCATTAGTGAGTTACACCATCCACACCACGGATGGTCGCCGTGGTAATGGGTTCGTCGAATGAGTCTTTAACCGTGCGCTGGATTATTTTCAGAAAGTCTTTCTTCTGTTTAGGGGTGGCACCCGTCACATAGGCTGCGGCGATATTTCCCAAGGCCATGGCAGTCCCCATTGCAAAGCCTAGTGTGCCGCAACATTCAGGCCCAGTGTCGTTTTGCATCTCGAATATCTGAGTTGCAGCCAGCCAGCTGCCGTCAGCAAGTTCAACATCATTAGCTTTATCGGGTATAAACATCGTCATTCTCCTTGGTTGAAATTGTCGGGCTTTTCACGGCTACGGCCCGACGCGTAGCTTCCACTAGGCAACCGTATTCGATATTGCCTGACCGTAACTAGAAAGGTGCGTATCCGTCGTCCTGGCCGTCATTGCCCCAGCCACCACCTTGATTGCCGCTGTCATACGATTGCTTGCGCTCACCGCGTCCATCGCCGGGAGTGTTCAGGATCGTAACGTCGTCAGCTTTGCATTGTAGATACGTCTTGCCTTCGTATTCCCGCGTTGAGAGTTCGCCAGTGACGGCAACAGCCGAACCTTTGCGCAGGATGCGCGCCAGACCTTCAGCGCCCTTGCCGAACTTGGAAACGTCCAACCAGATGGTTTGCTTGTTTTCACCATACCCTACATCGGTGGCGAGCGAGAAACGGCAAATATCCGTGCCGCTTTGCGTTGTGGTGTGCTTTGCGTCTTGGCCAAGTCGGCCCGCTGCGAATGTTCTAAGCATTATTATTCTCCATCTTCTTGGCCTCGTCGCCAATCCATTTCATTGCCCCTTTAAAACTTGTCGCGGGCAAATCGCTAAGGTCTGCTATCTTTTTCGCTGTAAGAACCCGGTCAACTGGGAAATTGAGGCTCTCACACAGCAGCATGAGTTCTTCGCGCTGGGCGTCGGTGATTGTTTCGACCTTGGGTGCAGGATGTTGCTTCGGTGCGCTAGCAGCGTTTCCATCATCATCCTCGGCATCCAGACCGAACGCCGTTTGCAGGCTATAGCGCCGCGCATAGGTCATTGCGGATCCAAAGCCCTGCGCGTTTTGCTTGTCCGCCTTCACGAACGTCAGGCCCGCGCTCATTTCCTCGCCGCTTTCGTGCATGTAGATGGTTTCGATACATGCTCCATCGGGCTTGTCGTGGGATTGCTGGCGATACCAGAGACCGTGCGCCTTGATCGGCTCGACAGCCTCCATGACTGCCGATAGGTTGGCATACTTGCTTTTGAAGTGCGGGTTGGCCGCGTTCTTCTTGGCATTCTCAAGCGTAGGCAGAACCTTCGCCAGCGCGGTGATGATTGCTTTGCTCATGATTAATCCTCCACTCTGGCGCGCTTAAGGCGACACCGGATGTTGGTTATGTGGTTGGGATGAACGCCAAAACGCTCTGCCAAAATCCTAGGGGAAAGCTTGCTGCGACGGATAAAGCGAACGTCATTGTCGCTAATTTTGCAATTAGGACTGCGCTCGCCCAAAATGGCAGTCCCGTGCTTTATCTGGTCCGCGTTATTGGCCTTAGGGGTATCGTATCTCAAGTTCTCAAGGCGATCATCGTGGGGAATGCCATTGTTGTGGCAAACCACTTTCCCTTCTGGACACGGCCCCAAAAAAGCCGAAGCCACCATTCGGGCAACTCGCCTCATATGCTGCGACTTCTCTTTGTGCAGGTTTACGTAACGATAACCACCACGCTCCTTGTTGACATAGGGCTGGATCGGCCTTCCCGGCCAACGCTTTCGCATAACCTTTTTAGATCTTCCAAAAACTCCCTCATGCCAGCGGTCTAGGCTGCGGATGTTGCCAAAATTACTTGCCTCATAAAGGCCCTCAAATTCAGGAATTGTTTTCCAGATTTCCATTAGTAGCCAACCGCTTGAAATTTTCTGTAAACAGCCCTTACCCTCTCTATGTCGCTTTTGCAATAAGCGGCTATACGTTCATGCTCACCGTTCGCCCATGCTTCAGCCACCATCGAGCCGTCGAAGCCATCCTTGCCGGGAATGCCGAGGGCCTTGCAAAGATTGTCGAGGCTGATCCGGTCTTTCGGTCCTGCCCATGCGACCATGGTGTCGAACACGTTATCCGACCACGGCTTAATTTCGCGAGGGAACATGACGCTAGGCGGCAACTGGACGCCAAGGACGATAGCGCGGTTCAGGATAAAGCGAAGATCGAAGCCGCTGATATAGTGGCCGATGAAGCGGTTAAGCCCTTGCGTGGGGAGTGCTTCGAAGAACTCGTGTAGGATATCCCACTCAAGATCAATATTTGACCCAATACTGAGAGTTTCTACTGGCTCATCACCAATCGCAAAACCAATCGTGCAGATATGGCCGTGCGCGGGATTAAAGCTAGTCTTGGCTACAATCTCGTCAGCCGCCGCATCGCCGTTGTCTGCGATCCACTGCGCAATGCTTTCCGGCTTCTTGTATTGTGCCGGGGCGGTAATGCTGTCGCGGACCTCTGCGCGGTATTCAGCCGATTGGCTTGGCAGTGTCTCGCAATCAAGAAAAATATCGTTCATTCTCAATCTCTTCCGTGGTTTGGGTGAAAGCCATATTTGAGTTTTTCCTGCTCGCGAATGGCGAAAGCTTCTTCTGGCGTGTCACACCGAGCAACGATCTTCAGTTTTCCGTTAATGCGAAGATGGGCGAGGTATCGGTTCTTATACCGGTACACTCCTGCGAAACCTGAAGTGTTGTCTTTTCGGCGTTTGCAGTTTTTGACGTTCAAAGAGCGCGGAACATCTCGTAGATTAACAATTCGGTTATCGGCCCTATTCCCATTGATGTGGTCAATTTCATTTTTAGGCCATTCTCCATGGTAGATGGCCCACGCCACGCGATGAGCCAGAAGGGGTTGCGCAAAAACGCTTCCGTTGAGGCAACCGGTAGCGGCAACCGAAGCCAAAGCTGGCTTACCCGCTAGCCGACTATTCCACTGCTTAGCCGACCAATCGCCGTCCCTTTTCGCTCCGATGAAAAACTTTGCGGGCCTTTCTTTCCATACCATATCGCCAGTTTCCGGATCGTATGATATGAGATCGCGCAGGACAGCAGGGGTTATCTCCACTGGCCTATTCATAGCGTAATCCTTCAGTCTCTGTTGCGGCTGTTCTAAGGTGGCTGACATCGTGGCCCTCGCTCTCCAAAGCTTTGCAGGCGAGTAGGAGTGCGTGGGTCACATTTCCAAGAGCAGCCTTGGTGTCGGCTAACTGGATCCTGGATTGCAAGTAGCGGTCGCGGTAGTCGGGGGTCATGCCGCAAGAACCTGTGCAAGGTGATAGGCCACCAGATAAAGCGCAGTGCCTATTGCAGCGCCGATAGCCCATGACAGGATGCGAAGTCCGATGGGTAGGTTTGGGTATTCAACCGGCTTGTGTTCGTAGTATTCCATCATGCGTTCCTTACTGTTCGGGAGGGGTGGGAAGGGGCTGCCAGTGGGTGGGTTGGCACCAGCAAGCGTAATAATCTCCACCAGCCTCATTCCACCAATCGCCGGGATAATCGCTGTTGCCGCCTGTGTAGTTCGCTATACTCACTTCAGGCTTTGCGTTTCTTGCAATGCCGGCGACTTCGCCGGCCCAAACGGTGCCCGCTACCAGTATCCACGTCCCATCCTTCGGCGCAGTCGAAATGTCTTGCCATTCACTCATTGCCAATATCCTGTTCGGGCAAGTCGATGCGTTTTGACCACGCAAGCAGCTTGAGGTGAGATAGCCTGGAAGACGGAATACCGTTGACCCTCCAGCTATGAACTGTAGACTTTGGCGAATCTATTTCCTTCGCCACGCTGGTTGTGCCCCCAAGTGCATCAATCACCCGGCTCGCATATGATTTTGCATTTTCCATAACCAGCTTCTGCATGATAATCGCACCCCGTGCAAGACATTTATTTTCGATAATCGCACATTCTGTTGTTGACATGGGTGCTAAAGTCGTACAGAAAGGCCCCACACCGACGAAGGACTGCATCCCGCAGATCTGTCGGGTGGGAGTTTCACCGATGGCTGAGCAAGACAGCGGATATGAGGCAATGATCCTCTCCGCGAACCTGCCGAACCATTGCGCCGCATTCATCTACAAAGATGGCGAGCCGCGCTTGGCTGGCGGGATATACCGCATCACAAGGGTGCGCACCGCAACAGAGGCGGACCGGAAGGCTTTTTCAACACCCGCTGCTGATGGGTTCTGCCCGCTTTGCGATCAGGTGGAGAGCTGGAAATGACCCCCTCCAAGATCGAACGCGCCGAGGGTGGGGTGCAGAGCCAATCCACCGATTGGTACGACAGCCGCCTCAAGCAGGCTTATGAACTGATTGATGCAGTTCTGGACTCATCCATCTGCGCGCAGGATCACCTTCGCAAGGCTGCCGAGGCGGTAGAAGACGCGGATCTCGCGCTGGAGCAAGGCGCATGACGTTGGATGACGAAGTGGCTTGCTGGTCTGTCAACGAGGATGGACATTGGTGCCCTTCCTGCGGCGGTCTTATCGCTCGATCGGAGTGGCTGGAAGATGGCGCTCACCTTCCCGACGAATGCCGCCAGTGTGGCTATCCGGACGCTGAAGCGGTTGCCGAATATCATTGCGGACCAGAGGATGATGATGGTCTTTGCGATTGCTGCGGCGAGACGTGGGAGCATTGCCGGAATAACTTCGACTGTGGGATGATGCCGGACGGTTACTGCTCAAAGGCAGGATCCGAAGAATGCGACTGGGAATGCCCGCGCGGAGGTCTGGCATGAACGCCGTAACCCCGCTCACCCGCGCCCTAACCGCCTACAACCAGACGGCCCGCAGCTTGCCGCACCGCGAGCGTGCTTACGCCATCCTCTCAGGCGACCTCCCCAAGGCCGATTACCCTCTCTTCACCCGCCAACAGTGGATGGATGAAGCACAGGCTGCAATCGACACGGGAGACGACGCGGAACTGCGGGAGATGATCGAACGTCAGGACGTTTTCGACGCGGAACACCATGCTGCGGCTATGCGTGCTTATCACGGCGTTGATCCGCGCAGGCGGAATTGGATGGAGGCCTGATATGTATAAAGGCACATCACGCAGCCTTCAGCGTAGGGCGCGCCGAACTGTTGTTGCTCCCGTGGCTCAGGCGGGTTTCGTCGCTGAAGATGACCTAATTCAGTCGGCTGCGAACTATTCCAAGGATGAATGCCTTAGCGAGAGACGGCAATTGGTAACCGAGCTTGTCCGCATTCAGAATGAATTGATGGGAGCGAAAGCTGAGGGGGATAAGCGGTCTGTCGAGGCGTTGGGTTTAAAGCATCAGAGCATCCAGAAGCGTCTCACGCTTATCAATCAGCGGATGCACGATATTCAAGATGCAGACGCCTTCCGTAGAGCGGTGATTGAGCTGGTTCCGCATGATACCCTAGACCGGATTTTTATCCGTGAGCGCGAAATTCGAAAAGAACACACCGAAACCCCCACAGGAGAAACCCATGGATAGGACCAAGGACGTGCCGGAGGTGACGCAGGCTGATCGGAATGGTGCAGTTCGTCTTTTGGAAGCCGGTGGCCAAGACTGGCAGGCCAAAGAAATTCGGCTGGGACAAGGTGACCACTTTCCCATCGTCAAAGCCTTTGCCCGCCACCGCACCGAAGCCGCCCGCCCCCTCACGGCAGAGATAGCAGACCTACGTGCTCAACTGGATGAGGCGATGGAGGCGGTACGACTTTTCCCTGCGGCGTATGACGCCCTGTCCAACGCAGAGATGCGGGACGCCAAAGGCAATCTCCGCAGCCTCATCGATCAACAAGCCAATGCATTGGCTGGCCTTCGCGCCATCCTCGCCAAAAGGAAGCAGCCATGACCATCAAGGAAGCCTATCTCGAAATGAAGGACGCCAACCTGGCCGTGGAAATGGCAGCAGACGGCACAGGCGAATATCCCGAGGTCGAGCAGCGACATGCAGACGCCTTTGCCGCACTTGTGCGATCGCTGGCAGCGCAGGGCATATCCATAGACGACGCACAATCAATGGCAGGGAGTGTTTGAGATGGGAACGAACCACACGCCGGGACCGTGGGCTTACCGACCCGATGAGTATGACGATTGGGGTTGTGTCCGCGCACCTGTCACCGAGCAGGGGCAATTCCGTGGAGGCATCATCTGCCAAGCCTCTGATCCGGAAGCGAGGGATGCAATCACGCTGGCCAAGCATCGTGAAGCCGGGACGGATCCTTGGGAGGCAAACGCTCGCCTAATCGCAGCCGCACCGGAATTACTGGAAGCGCTGGAGGAATGCCTGCGCGAGCATGGCGGATTCACGATCAAGGGACAGTGTGAGCGACGCGCCCGCGCCGCCATCGCCAAAGCCCGAGGCGCATCATGACCCGCTCGCACACATACGAACGCAGCCACAGGTTCGCACCCCGCCAGAACTTTGGCGGCGGCTACCACTACAACGCGCGCATCCTGCCCATGGAGAGGCCCGGACTGTTTGCGCGGATATTTAAAGGATCGAGGTGATGCCTATTAAAATCAAACCCATCCCAGACCCAGAAGCGATCTCGCAAAAAGTGAAGGATAGGTTTTGGTCAAAAATAGACCGCGGAACGCGCGACCAATGCTGGATGTGGAAAGGCTATCTAAATCCTAAGTGCTATGGGTCATTCAACTTCAAGCCGCTCGGTCGGGTATCGTCTCACCGATTTGCCTACCATCTTACTAAGGGGCGGGTTCCTACAGACTTAGTAGTTGACCACTTGTGCCGCAATCGGGCGTGTTGCAATCCAGAACACCTTGAGCCCGTTACCCACATTGTGAACATTCAGAGGGGCAACAGTGGCATTTCTAGGAAGATGGCCACTCAGGGGATGACCCATTGTGGACGGGGCCACGAGTACACGCCAGAGAATACATATATAAACAAAAAGACGGGATATAAGAGATGCAAGGCATGCAAGAATTTGCGTCACCGTGCCGTTAGTCTCGCCAGACGAGGAAATAACACATGACCGATGGTAACAAAGCAGGAGAAATGCTGAAATCCGCCAAGACCGAGCCGAGCGCGGCGGGGTTGGAAGACATGCGCCATCTGCTCGACCGTGATCGCTACATTGTGGCAATCGCACTTGGCCACATTAAACGCGCGCTCAACGGGCATCGCTGGCTGCTGGAAGGGCGCGGGCCGTATGAATGGGACGACGACCGCTATCGGGATGAGTTTGCCGACTGGGTGGCAAACGTCGAGGCGGCAACGGGCCTTTTGGCAAAACTGGCTTGGGATAAGGACGCCTGCGAAACCGAAGCCGACAAGGTGGCAGCGGCGCGTGAAGCCGCTCGAGTTTATGCAGTCGATCCACCCGTTGGCCACCGCACCATGCTGCCGTCTGATTTAGGTCTGCCATGCCCCTCTTGCGCCGCCCTATCCGCCCCCACGCGAGAGCGGGAAGGGTTCATGACAGTGAGGGAGTATCTGGAGCGCATAAGCAACAATTGTCGTGGCTGTGCGGTTTGCGAAGGCGACCCCGGCGGTGGGCATGAAATGAACGATGCAATCGCATGGGAGGCTATCACTCGCATCGACAACCTACTCAACGAAGGATCAGGCCAGTGAGTGATCTAGCACAGCAGACGCAGGACATGCTTGTCTTGCTCGATTGCAAGTGCGGTCGCCCTGAGTGCACGTTCCTTGCTGCCCGCGACCACATCGCCGCACTCGAAGCCCGTAACACTCGGTTGGAGGAACAGGTGCGAGAGGCATACGAGCGGGCGGCGGAGTCTGCTGAAGGCGAACGCTATGCGCAGCACTACGTTGATGCCTCTGCGTCTGCTGGAGACATGCGGCCCGACATCTACAATGAGGCTTGCAACGATGTTGCCCAAGCCATCCGATCCCTGAAAGGAGCCGCAAAGTGAGCCGCATAGAACGCCTTACCCGCACTAATCGCGATCCCCACGCATTCGGCGGAGGTCATCGCTACACCGGGCGGATATTGCCCATGGAAACACCCCGCAGGTCTTTGCTTAAAGCCGCTCTGGATGCGCTTAACGGAGGGAGGGTGTGATGGATAAGGATGATGTGCGTCCGGGCGGGCTTTCGTCGCTTCGCGATGGAGCCGTGCCGTCTCCACCAAAGGCTTCAATCCCTGACGCGTGGGCGTCTTGGGAAATCGACCCGCCGCAACCAGGGCAAAAGGTTGTCATAGTCTGCGATGATGGCTGCTCGTCATCCCTTGCGATGATGAGCGACGATGGTCCGCTTGATGGCGAAGACGCCTTTCCTCTGGGCGATGATTTTCTGCGCGGTGCCATTTGGATGCCCTTGCCAGAAAATTACCCCCTTGGTTTTATGGAGCAGACCGATGCCGATTGGTATTGAGCGGGGGGATGACCCCTACTGGGATTTTGATGAAAGCGATTGCGCGAATTGCCACGGCGAAGGCTTTATCTACGGATGCTCGTGGGATTGGCAATGCGACACCTACGATGAAGGCGAGGGTTCTTGTTTATGCATCCGCCCTTGCGAATGGTGCCACCCGCCTAAGCCAGACCCCGAGCTGAGCCGGATACTCGCGCAAGCGATTGAAGCGGGAACCGGCGAGACCGAAGGGCTCGATCCGAAGGACGAAAGCGCGGTTCATGCGCCCAAACCCTCTGGCATACTAACCGAGAATGCCGGATGACGGCGCAGGGGAAGGAGTGTGGTATGCTTAGGGATGAAGTGGCGAAGGCGATGATCCGCCGGAACTTCCCAAGCTTGTCTGAAACAGACGTGGCTGAGATGGTTGATTGCTGGCTGCCTGACGCAGACGCCGCTATCGCTATTGTCGTGGCCGACCTTCGCAAACGCGCTGAACATTACAGTGCCATTGACGAAGGGTTCCACGCCAACGCTCTTGCCGATGTTGCGGACGCATATAGCGCCTACAGGAACAGCTAACCCTCACCCTCCGCACAAGCCAAAAGCGCGCTTCTCATCGTGATAACCGCCGCCCGCAATTCCAGCGCAGACGCCGCCACGATAAGCAGGTCTGACGCGGCATTGCCGGTTAGCTGGTCGCCTACTTGGGCTGGTTCGGGTGGGATGTCGTCTTTGGCCAAGCAAGGGGATGGTACGACAACCGGGATTTCACGTATCTCAATTCCAGGCTGCGGGTGATTGCAGGCGGAAAGCAACAACAGGCTTGCGATGGCGATGCGTTTCATCTAGTTTCTCCTTGCTGCGGCGGCGTAGCTCAGAAGGGAGCCAAGCCCTGTAGGATAGAGCGCTGCGTCGATGGCCCTAGTGGATCGAAGGCGGGTCAGTCTCAGGTTCAAATCCTGACCCGCCGCAGCATCACAAGCCACGGCTTCGAAGCACCCCAGCGGGCGTCACACACTGGTCGGTAACACCTTCCTTGCGTAGGGCGTCGGCTTCGTCCTGCAATTCGGACGTTTCTTCTTCCGCTTCCTTCATGGCTTCGGCTAGCAGGCTTTCCCGCAACTGCCCTTGTTCGACAAGCTCCTTCATGCGGCGGGTCAGTGAGTCCAGTGATGCAGCGGTTACGCTATGCTGTGCCTCCGAGACGGCCACTGCGTTGCGCAGGGTTTCAATTGTGGCGTCCTTGCGGGCGTTCGACCACATGGCTATCCCAAGGGCCACCAGAAGCGCGAGAACGACACCTGCGAATACCTTATTGATGGTCGAGGCAAAGAATGTGGTAATCATGCCGTAAGTTCCTCGATAGAAGCCAAGAGGCTATGCTTTCCGCGCTCCATTAGGCCAATAGCGCGGAGGTCATCAGTGTCGCCCCATCCATAAACATGCACCTGACCGCTTTCTGATATTTGGACAGCCACCATGGCAACGGTCGGTGAGCAATCTTCGCTGGCTTCCTCTTCGATGCTATCCGCCGCTTGGCGAAGCATGTCAGGAATCGAACGCGCGTTGGTTTCGTAAAGGGTAGCTACTTCCGCAATCATGCCGTAACTCCTATAAACAGGCCAAGCGCCAAGCAGGTCAGCGCAAGGGCTATCGTGGGCATTGCTTTGCATAGCCTATCGTTCATAGCAGAGCCTCCGCGAATTTGACATGGTAACTGAATTTGCGAAACCCGCTGCCGTTGTATCGCTCGACAAAGGGTATGCAGCTTTCAGGATCGCCAGCGCGGCATCTGCCTAGTTCGTCTGCCAGTCCATTGACCTTGATGAATCGCACATAGCTATCGAGGTGCGCCGCTTCGCTCTTGGCCAGTTCGCAGGCCATATCGCGGGCAGACGCATAACCTAGTTGCACCGCATTCTCACCAAGCACCTGAAACGCGCCCCATGAACACGCCTCAAAAGCCGATTCCGGATCTAGCGCGTAGGCGCGCTGCAATTTGGTGTATTGCGACGAGAACGGCCCATAGCCGCCTGCACCATAGCCACGGATGGCCGACAGGTCGGGGTAGGATGAATTGAACCGCCCCTTGGGCGTGGTGTTGCGGGCGAATACGTGGCGCTCGTAGAGGATCGAAGGCCGGCCATTGTCATCGAATGCCCCACGCGGCGCCTCAACCGTCTTGCTGGCACGCATGTGCTTGGGGGTGACACCATTGCCCAACTCGACGGCGGCGCGCTCGTAATCGTCTTGCGTGAGGGCTGGGGCGTTCGTGTTCGTGATGCTGGCAAGCATGTCTGCCCATGGCAGGACTTCGGGGGGCTTGTTCCCCGTGACGATGATGGTGCCGTCATCCAAGGCCACCTCGATCTCGCGCTTGAAGGCGTTTACGTCTGCGAGGTCATCCCACGTTGCTCCGCGCTTGCGGGCCGCGCCAAAGATTAAGGCCCATTGCGGTTCACCGAGCATACGGAGGCCGCTTGTCTTCTGCCCCATCATCCAGCCCCTCTTGCGGCTTCGGAGCGGGTGCAGGGGGCTTGGCAGGTTTGCTGCCTGTTTCGGCGATGACAGCGGCAGAAGCTACCTGCCGATCCTTCAGGGCCACCGCGCCAGCCGTGCCACCCACGATGACCGACAAGCCGCCAGAGAAGGCTAGGCAGAAGGCCGTGACGTCGAAGGTTGCCCAGTTCCACCATTGGAACGTGATGGCGCTGGCGATGTAGGCAACACCGCCGATGAAGCCAACAAGCCGATTGATCTCCAGTCCGCCGTTGTGTCCGCGGAGAAATTCGGTCCATTTCATCTCACAGGTCCCTGTCGGTGATATAATTCCAGCCCTTCGACCCGACCTTCAAGCTGGTCGATCCGAGCCTCCTGGGCGGTGGCGTAATTGGCCATGCGCTCGTCCATGCGCGCCAAGGTGACGCTCATCAGCGAAACCGAATTGAACAACCAGAATGCGAGGGTTGCAGTCCCCGCGGTGAATAGGGCTGCGACCACAGCAGCCGCCCACTTTAGTGGTGCGGGTATTTCAGAAACCACGGTGCCCCTTCTTATCTCGGGATGTTGCGACGCGAACCGAGATATGGCTGTGTCCGCCACTTGCTCGGCAACCATTCTGATTTGTTCTGCGTTTCCTGAATCCGGCATCACCAGAGCCTCGCCGTCGCCCAGAAGCGCCGGTGACGCTCCAGGCTACTCACGATCCATAGCAGACCGATCACGGCGAGAATAGTTTTCATCCCCGCGCGTCGTCGACAAACGGCTTCGGCTGAAGCACAGGCGGCAGGGGCTTGGGTTTGCGGGTTGCGTAGAACATGGACGATACGGCGTAGTGTTTCATGTCATTTTCCTTCGATACGAGCCGGCGATCATGCCGCGCTTGATTTTTCATACCATTGCGTACCGTTATGCCACAAGGTCAAAGTAGAGCCCGCCGTGGTGGTAAAGTTGGAATTTCCCTTCAGGCGAATGGCGTCGGGTGCGCCCGTACCGCTCACAACGGTCAGCGCGCCAGTAAAAATCAGCGTAACTTCACGCCCCGCCCACCCGCTTTGCAGGTTGCTAAAGTTGGTGCTTCCGGTAATGTTGAAAGCCCGCCCCGTCGCGGGGACAAGCAATGGCTGCGCGGATGCCACCGAGATTGTGGCAGAGGTGCCCGCAACCAACGTACCGCCCGCCGCAACCGATGGGGCCTGCACCCCGTCGAAGTCCACGAAGCCGGTAGTCGGCGTGACGTTGAGGTTAATCGGGTTGGTAAGCGAGGCCCCGAACTGAAACCCGCGCAACGTCACCCGCGATGCGGCATTGTTGTAAAGAATACCGTTCGAGACTTGTCGCGTAGCGCCACCCATAAACACCCAATCGCCCGACCCGATAAAGAAGCCGTGGCTGGTGCCGTTCCAAGCGATGCAATCGATGAGCTGGTTCTGGATATTCGCGTCCGTGTCGAGATAGAACCCGATTTCCTGACTCGCAGCCTGGCACCCGATAAGCTTTGCGTCATAGGACGTGCCACGAATCGAGAAACCGCGCGAACCTGCCAGCACATTAGGTGGGGCCGTGCCGTCCACGGTGCAGCTAACCAGCGTGGGCGTGTTGACGTTGTTAAGATCGAACCCGCGCGAATAGCCATAGGCGAAGCAGTTATTCAGCTTGACCCAATCCGACACCCCTTCAAGCAGGAACGCCGTGCCGCTGCGCTGTAGTTGCGAGGGCAAGAGGTCAATGGCATATTGCTCAATCGTGGCGAAAGGCCAGCAATGCACATTTTCGATGCGCGGGATGTCATAGGCATCGGTTATCGAAATGCCGTTGACGTTATCCAGCCACAAATTGTAGAAGCGGGGGCGCTGGTATCCATCGCTAAGGACGGCCTTTTCGAACCCAAGGATCATGGAGCAGGAAGCGGCGGCATCATCGCCGCCAATCGTTACCGCCGTGCCAGCGAAGGCAGACGAGTTCGCCGCAGGGAACGTCATGCCCTTGCGGTAGATTAGCAGGCCCTTCAAAGACGCGCCGCCCTTCAGGGTGATTGTCGCGCTGGAATTGACGATCAGAGCCCCGCCGACACTGCCGTAGGGCGCGTCCGTATTATTGTTGGGCGACCCGATATATTCGTGCGGTCCAACCAGTGAGACGTTGGACTTCACGGTCAGGCTGGCGTCGACCAGGCAGCGCATCCCGTACGGAACGATAACCGTACCGCCACCAGCGCCGAAGCTGTCAATCGCAGCCTGAAGCGCAGGTGTATCATTCGTCACGCCGTCACCCGCTGCGCCGAAATCCTTGGCGCTTATGGTGTCTCGCAGTTTCTCCAGTACGTTTCTGTTCGCCGCACCGACACCGAGCTGTTTAAAGCCCGCTAGCGCAGCACCTTCAGGATCGGCCAGTGCAGAGGTCGAAACGCGGGTTGCCAATCCAGCAGCCAGAGAATCCGCAGAAACACCAATGGCATCGATCGCCTGCTTGACCCGTAGCGGCGTGACGCGTTTGGCGTTGTCAGTTCCAGCCTCAGCTTCGACCTGTGAGGCCAAGGGAATAGCCGCATCCACGATCTGTGACGGCAGGGCCTTTTCAACCGAAGACCCTTTGTCGACGATTAGAACATCAGTATCGGAAACCGAAGCTGCCGCGTTCAAGTCTCTGGGAGGAATGACAGCCATTAGCTTATCCTGATTATTTTTTGACAGATGATGGTGGGCTGGACGATGTTATGCGCCTCACCTCCACCTTTGTTGCCGATTGTTATGCCGGTCGTGGCAAGGTTGGTCGTAGCCGATGAGGTGGAAGCCAGCGCGGAATCTGTCGTCGTGGGATTGCCCAAGGCGAACACAGGCCGCGTATAAGTGTGAGAGTGGCCTGGATCGGTAACGCTGTGGTTATGAACCGGCATCTGCGCTTCGGTCAGGGTGTGCGTCTGCGCACCGCCAGAAGCACCAAGCGTTGAACTCGACAGCGTATTGAGGCGAGTTGTTGCAGGTGTTGCCATATTCTCACGTCCAGCCCCGACCCTGCCGCGATAATCGGGAAGATTGAACGTAGTGGATCCATCGCCAGCGCCCGCGCTTGTGCCGATAACCGCGAACAGCGCCGCGTAAGTCGTACGCGAAACAGCCTGACCTGCAGCAAAGAGGTAATCTGCAGGAGGTGTTGCCCCCCAATAGTCGATTACCGCCCCGATAGGGACACCCGATGTCGCACCAACGGGCAATTGAGACACGGTAGCAACGTCTGTAGGATCAGTTCCCGGTGCCGCGCCCGTGATCTTGTTACCATTCATCTGCAGGTTGGCGCGCATTCCGCCCTTACCGTCACGGTCGAGAGACGATGAAAGCGCCTGTGCGACATCCTGGAATGGTGGATTGTGCTGGCTAACCAGCAGCGTATCCCCTGTGTTGACAGTGGTGCCAGCCGGTAGAGAATAATCGCCAGATGAATTTCGTGGCACAGGTTGAACTCCGCTTGCGTTTCAAGGCAATCGCGTGAGGTGGATTCAACCGCGTTGTCCCTTGTTACACGATAGGGCGAATGCTATCAAGACCGGCATGGCAGACGCGAATATCGAGGCTATTGAGCGGGAAATACACCGCGCCCGTTTCAAGGAAAGCGAGGCAGAAGGCTTTCTTGCGCGCCGTTCACGTCGCAGGCTTAACGAAGCGTCATTGCAGGGCATCAAAGACCGCATGGTGCGCCAAGCCTATCTGGCCGGATTCAAAGCAGGTTATGAAGAACCGAAACCCCGCTGGCCGCTATATGCAATCGGCGGGGTTCTCTCGGTCTGCCTCTTAGTAAGCCAGGTAATCGGTTAGCGCCGTAGCTGCCCCTGTTCCGATACGGCGGCCCCACATGTCACCCTGCTGCGTCAGGCTTTCCGCAATAGCGCGATAGGCTTCATCCTCAGCCATCATCTGCGACAAGGCATCAACCGAGCTTGTAGGCGACTGATTGAGCAACAGCGGGCCAAGATCGTCGGCTAGTGCGCGGTTTGCGGTTGCTGCAGCTTTTTCGCGACGATCCTTGAACACGCGATCTGCAATACCTTTGCCTACGGTCAGCCACGGCCCACCGAGCGCGCCGGTTTCAACAATACCCATTGCGACATCGCCGCCCATGCCGGTGCGATGCTTGAAGAACTCGTCTTGAATCTCGCGTTCCGCCGTGGCGCTGTTGCCAATGAGACGATTGGCGCTTCCTGCAAGCTGAAGTTCCAGGTCCCGCTGAGACAGCAGCCGCGCGATGTCGGCATCTTCGGCGCTGGCATAGACATTTTTATAGATGGCTTCCCGTTCAGGGTTGTCCATTCTACCCCACGGGTTGCCGTTGTTCCGCACCTTGCGCGCCTCGCGCATCGTGCCGCTTTGAACGCCGAGCCTCGTTTGGCCGATTTGTTCCGGCGTCAGATTGGCTATATCCACGCCCAACTGTTCGGAATCTTCTTTGAACACGTTGCGTCCACGCTCCATAAACGAACGCTCCTGCGCTGGCCCTGCATAAGCGCGACGAGCCTCCGCATAGGCGGGATTGGCTTCATCCATGCGCTGCAATAGGGTTGATTTCATAGCCTGTGCACGGCGTACTTCCGGCATATCGCCTTGCCGAATACCGCGTTCAATAATGTTGTCCAGACCGCGCTTCGCATAGTCCAAGGACTGCCATGACGGCGAGGCCATGACCATGCCACCTTCAGTCTGGACAATGCCAGCGGCAGACGGGTCAAGACCTTCGTCAAGCACCTCGTTATAGGCTTCGCGCAATGCCTTTTCGAATGTCGGACGGTCGGCAAGGTCGGTAAGGTCCACCATATCCGCACCTGGAGCCGCATAAGCCTGCTCATACAACGGCCCTGCATTAGTGCGTGCCTGCTGCAATAGATCGGCGCTGCGCTGAGGGATATTCTCAACCGGGCCAAGATCACGCGCCACTGCCTCGGCAAGCCGGTCAAACTGGCCTTCGTTCCTGCGCGCCATGGTCTGCCGCGCTACGCCCGCCGTGGTCGGAGAGAAGCGAACTGCCGAACCGGCAAGAGACTGTAATTCAGGAGATGCGTCGGCCAGCGTCATCGGCACGCCAAGTTCATCGGCGCTCATTAGCGCGCGTGCGATTTCATCCTGATTACCCGCTTCGCGCACCGTCTGGGTAATGACCCGCTGCCCTTCGGAAAGGTTCATATCAGGCAGACGGATCGAGTTGATTGCACGGCCCGCGTATTTACCAGCCTGGTCGCCCACTATAGACGAACCTAAGCCAAGCAATGCGCCAGTTACAGGGTCTTCATCGCTGGTTGCGCCGTACATTGTCCCGTAAAGCGCATCACCGAGAAACGGAGCGAACTTGCCCGCCCCCGCAACAGTCAGGCCGCTACCAAAAAGTGCAGATCCTGCCGTACTGCCAACAAGGTCGCCCACAAAGGCTGCTTTAGGGTTAAGCTCTTCCGCCGCCTGCAACCTGCGACCCGCGAGCAAATCAGGAAGGCCGCCTGTGGCACTATTGATCGCGGACGTTACCCCTGTACCTAAAGGGTCTGAGATAATATTATTACGGAACTGATCGAATCCAGACAGTTCGCGCGTTGCAGCAGGAACCTGCCCTGCGGCTTCAGGAGGTTGCCCCTCTGCCGCCATCTGGTTGAAGGAGGGAACAATATCGCGGTATGCCTCAAGGTTAGGCGAGCCGTACTCTGGGAACTCGTTATCAAGCCCAGCACGGAACTGCGCATAACCATCAGGCGTGATATTGCCCCAATTCTGGCGCAGATAGGCCGCGTGACGATCCTGGTATTCCTGCGGCAGTTCAAGGCTGGTTTGCGTAGCGCCGGAACCCGCGGCTCCTCTAGGCTCTGGATTGTCAGGATTGTAGCTGTTCAGATATTCATCTGAAGGGCCGACATAGCCTTCCATCGAGCCGTTTTCACGGTAATAGCGGTCGCCATCTTCCAGCGCGGCAAGGGCGCGCGTGTAACGCTGGACAATCTCGTCCATTGCATACTGGAATTGCGCATCAGACTGCGACTGCTCAAGGCCGGTGATCGTGCTTTGAAGCAGGGCAAGTTCGCGTTCGGATACCGCACCAAGCGCGCCACCAGTTGGCGAAGCCTCGCGCATTTTCTGAAGCGTGGTGAAAGCCTGATTAGCCTTAATCGGCGCAAGCAGTTCTCGAACGTCTGCCGCTGCCGAGCCGCCCCAATCAAGAGCAGTTTCCGCGCCAAAGCCAGTAGCGAACCAATCGTTCGATCTACGCTTCGCCTCCTTTGCTTTCTCGATAACCGTGCTCATAGTAGCGGCAGTTTCGCGCACTTGGCTACGCTGCGCGGCCTCTAGTGCCGCAGCCTCCTTGTCAGCTTGCGCTTTTTCAGCAGCCTTTTCTTCGCGCGTGATGGCGTCGTTAGCCGCTGCTCTGTCGGCAGCTTCGCGAGCTAACCTAATGCGCTCGCGATCCATCGCAAGGCGATCTTCTTCGCGCTGCTGCTCCGCCGCCGCGTTCGGATCGGTGAACACTACGCCCTGCTGTGGCTGGACATATTTCTGGAAACGATTTTCAGCCATTATCTGCCCCTCAGAGCGCGCATGTTTTTGTTTACATAGTTACGGGTTTCAGCAGGAGCATAGCGCAACCAGTCGCCGCCGTAACGATCCAGCAATTGCCTTACGCGGCCAGGCCCAGCGTTATAAGCCCCGAACATCGCCGCATAGTCCCCGCCGAACTCCCGCTCCATGGCCCTGCGATAATCGCGGCCAACGCGGGCTAGATCATCCGGCGACGAACCGTCCCAAGGGCGCACGCCATAGCCGGGATCTCGGGCTGTCGCTGGCATTACCTGCATTTCCCCCATCGCTCCCTTAGGTGAGCGCAGCAGTCCACCGCCTGCACCATAACGCCTGCCATTACTTTCGGCCTGCATAGTGATGTTGTCGAGCATGTTTCCGCTAACTTGCGGGAAAGGGATCAGGCGCGGACGCCTGACCTCCTAGAGCGCGCTCTGCCGCACCCTGTCCGAATGCGTCATCAAACTCTGCCATAGCCTGCGGTGACGGATCGGCCATTAGGTCCGCCACCGCCTCGGGAGGCACCGCCGTAGACTGTGCCCCAGATTCTTGACCACCTCCTCCCAATGCTGCTGCCAGACCGGATTGCGGCCCCGAATAGAACCTGTCACCCGGCAAGGTCGTTGTGATAAGCGGATCGTTTTGATTGCGAAGCTTGGCCGCTGCTGCCTCGCGCACGTAAGGCGCTGCGCTGGGATCGTTCGCCAGCATAGCTAGCCGCTCAACCTCTAGCGGAGCCTGTTGCTTGGGCCTACGCGCGGCATACTCCATGCCCGCAAACTCTTTCACGCCCTGCCCTACATTAGGGTCCATTAGTGCGCGGGCGATCATGGTGTCATCCACACCACCGCCCGCAATCGCTTCCATCAGCGCGCGGTCTGCATCTGCACCCGCTGCAATCTGCTTGTCGGCTTTACGTGCCTCTAGTGCACCCATGACGTTATCCGCCACACGCGCAAGGCCCTGTGTCCAATGCTGGATAGGCGAGTAATCACCCCGGCTACGCGCCATACCCTGTTGACGCTGCATTGCCGCTTGTTCCGGCGTCATCTTCAAGCCACCATGCGCCCAAGTGAACGCGGCTTCAGGCGTCAAAGCCTGCGCTACGGGATCGACTGCGGCCATTGCAGACTGTGGGAGGATCATCAGAAACCCCTTCGAATAGCAGCGCCGCCAAGCGAGCCTGCCAAGCCAAATAAGCCACCGAGCATACCGCCGCGATTTTGCATCTGGGCGTTATACTGCTGCATCTGGTTGTTGTAATTGTTCTGGACCATGCCGGAATAATCGACCCCACCGACCCCTACTTGAGGCGTGGCAGACGACATCTGCGCAGGGTTCGATACCTGCGAGCCGGAGAGTAGCGCGGACAACTCATTAAGCGACTGATTCCGCGTGGCAAGGTTCTCGGAAAACGCCTGTCCACGGCCCTGCAAAGCTAACTGGTTGTTCTGATCGTTAAAGCCCTGCGTCATGCGGGCCATCTCCGAATCCCAAGCCTGTGTGCCGGGGCGAATGCCGGAATTGATCAGCCGATCACGAAGCGCGGCTTCGGTCTGCTGCTGCTGGGGAGCAATGCGTGACTGGCCCAGATCATAGGCCCAATCGGCTGCATCCTGATTGGTAAACTGGAACGGGTCGGAAAGAGTTTCCTGCACACGGCCAGACTGTTCCTGCGCGATATTGGCAAGGTTCGTCTGCGCGCCCTGCGAGGCGTCGAAAATCGCCTGTTGTTCTGGCGATAAGTTAGTGGTTTGGGTATAGCGCGGCAGCGTAACGCGCTGACCGTTGCTATCGACAAAGCTTGTCTGGCCGTTTTGCGCATAGCTGGTCGTGCCCCACGGGTTCACCGTATCAACCATGTTGAGGCTCTGCTGAGCAAGAGCCGTGTCGATGTTCATCCCGGCTTGGGCTTGCGCGACCACGTTAGGATCTGGCGGAGTTGGCTGCTTAGGAGATTTCAAGGCATGCTTCCTGTTTAGTGGAAGCACCTGAAGGAATTCAGCGGCGCTCGGTTTCGCCATGTCTATAGTAAGCGTAATCCTTTTTCAAGACCCCGATAATGATCGCATCGCGGCCCTCGCCAAAGTGGTCCCTTAATCTCCCCTCAACCACACCGCCGAGCCTCTTGGCATATTCCGCCACTGCAGGCTTTTCCGTTTCCATCGTGAAACGCAGGCATCCAAGCTGATCAAAAACATACCGTCCTACAGCACGCATAAAACCCGGCGTCCAATGCGCCCCCGCTGCCGTTAGATGTATGTCTGCACCCTCCCAGCAATTCAGCACGACACCGCCGACAAGCACACCATCGCGCTCTAGCCCAAGCGTCGTGTAAGGTGGGCACAACCCCACGCCTATCTTTTGGGAAACGAATTGCGCGACGTGTTCGCCGGTTACGATCAAGTCACCGCCTCAGCGACATCGTAGAGCATTTCAATATCGATCAATTCGACCTGTATCGACGCAGGACTTCCGCTACTTACTTGGTAACACGGTGCAAGCGAATACCCGATAGCGCCCGCAGATCGCCATTCCTGATTAAGCACGTTCGGCGTTGCGGAATCCCATGTCGATTGCCCCCATACGCCTGCGCCCCATGTGTTGGACGCGAACACGGCAGTCGCATCGGGAGCAGGCGGAAGCGTCACGTCATAATCGGCCAACAGGGATACATTATCGACAATCGTAGTCGAGGCACGCACGCGCGCACGCGCCATCTTGCCAACCTTGGAGCCGGCAGAGAACGCCATGTCATCGAACAGCGGCACAACTGCGCCCGAATAGGTTTCCCCATCATCCAGCCCGCCTGTTTCTGCCTGATAGATACGCCCCTCAGGCGAGCCGAAATAAAGCTGTCCCTGATAGACCGCCATCGAAAGGCCCTGCCAGTTCGTATAACGCCCCCATGCGCCCGTTTCGGTATTGGAAACGAACATCACCGGATCGCTGCCCCCCACCATGTCTGGCAACGCGATAACGGCCATCTTCTTTTCCGGCCATATCATGCACTGCCAGTTCTGCTCTCCGCGCAGATTGACAGCCTCCGTCCAAGCGTCGGCAATCTTGTAGCTGATCGATGCTACGTTCATGGCCGTGACATCCAGCGAAATAGCCTTGGAAAGCGGCACCAGCCCGACCGACGTGGCAATGGCCAAGTCGCCACCTCCGCGAATGTAAGCGCGTTTCCCAAGCGGCGCACCAATGCGATAAACCCCGACCAGCGACCATGTAGAGGCTTCGTTAGGCGACGTGCCCTGATAGATAGCCACCTCGCCTTCGGTCGACACGAATATGTTCTGCTCCGACAGACCGCCAGAACCGCCCGATTCCAGCGACCACCGCTGCCCGAACATCAGCGAACCGCCGTTGGCGAAAATGCCCCCCATCGGAAATTCGGTTGCCGTGCCGCCGATGCTATCAACGTCGAGATACCATGCCGAAAGGCTGTTCTTCTGCGCGAAATAGAGCCTGTTCTTGTAGGACCACACGAACGACATGTCTGCGCTAGTCAGCGATCCGAAGTCCATCCCCGGCGCTACGTCAGGAATAGGCGCGCCAATCGCATCTGCCTCCCCTGCCGTTTCACCCGTCAGAACATCGTCATCCACGAACGTGCCTGTCACGTTGTAGAGGAATAGCTGTCCGGTTGTATCGGTTGCCACTTCTTGCCGCCATAGCGTAGCTGTCGCCCCGCTTGTGCCGCCCGTGATCGTTTCGCCGGTTACGAAGTCTTCTGTCAGCCCGTCATAATTAAGCTGCGTCGTGCCGCCATCGACAGCCGGATAAAACCGCTCACCGTCGAAGATAAAGCCCAGATCCGAACCATTGACCCCGACAAGGTAAATCCCGCCTGTTGTGGCAAACTGGATAACCGACCAGTCGCCGGAGGTATAACCGCCTGCCACATCAAGGCCCGCCGTCGAGTTCCAGCCAATGATATTGCCTTCACCGTCCCCGAAGGAATCGCCGTCACCATCGCCCAGGTCTTGCGGCTCAGGGAATACCACGTTGGTTACGTCATAAATGGTCGTTTCATTTGCCGCAAACATCTGCTCGCTTGTGCCATCGTGATAGGTGAACAAAGCCTCGACATCCAACGCCTCATCTTCAAGCGTGGCATAGCGCGCTTTGCCCCTGCGCAGCGCAACACCCGTCGAGCGGGGAAAGAAGTTATCCATGACCGCAGCGCCCGGCCCCTCAATGGACTTGGGATCAGACAGCATGCGATTGGATACCCAGCCGGAGACAGGCGCAGGCCACTTACGCGTCTGCGAGCGCCTTGGCTTGGGTTGCATTCGGCGGCGAGGATAAACCATCAGCCAGCGGGCCAGTAATTGGCACCCTCACCGAGGGGCCATGGAAAGGCGGCGTGCGTTCCTGGAAAGTGCCTTGCGCCGTTACGTCTGATCACAACCGGCCCCTTACTCTTTGCTGCGTAATCGTCGAGAGCCTTGATATACGCTTCCTGGTCGCCAGTGCTAGCAAGACCTTTATTCTCGCGCCAGCGCCATACGAGTCCAAGCGTCAGAAGGCGTTCGGGCAGAAGAAACGTATCGTCGTCTGCCGTGAACTCTTCTTTCGGAACTGTGGAAAACGCACGGACGATGTTCTTTGTCAGATACGGGAAGCGCGCCTGCACAGTCTCACCCGGAACAGGCGAGAACCGCATCAGGTCGCCGTAGATAATCCAGCCGCCCGGTAGTGCGTTGAAGTTGCGCGCCTGATCGAACAGGAACGTATCGAGGTCGGTGTAGTGGTGATACCCCCACGCCCACGTCGTATAGTCCTGCACGTCTCCCTTGATAGGAAAGCTGCCATAATCGTCGGGCAGAGGAAATTCCGAAGTCGCCCCGTCACCCACAATCGTATGCAGGCGGATAAGCTGTTGCCAATCGGTGTATTGCGCGATGTCCTGTGCAACCTCGTTTACAAGATCACACAGTTCCTGCTCAAGCTGGCCAGACGCATCGAAGAAGGTCTGCGGCCTCCGACCTGCAAGCCGCAGAGCCGCCGATTGGAGAGCCGCAAGAACCGTCATTTATGCCGCCTTTGCTTCGCGCAATTCGCGCAGGGAGTTGACTAATGTGGCGCGAGAGGGGTTCCCGCGCGGCTTGGAACCTGCAAGCAACGCGATCTCTTCCTTGATATTGTCGTCGCTCATACCCTCAAACTCGCTATCGGATGCAGCCAGCGCAGCCTCCACATCGTCATCAGTCGGCAGTTCCTTGGGAACCTCGACCTTGGAACCAGATGCCTCAAGCTCGGCAATGCGCTGCTTAAGGGCTTCAACCTCGGACAGTGCCGATGCAGTGGTTTGGCGCTCGGACATAAACTGGCGGGCCGCGTCCTTTAGCCGATTGCCGTTCATGCCGAGCGCCTTGAGGCCCCGATCCTCAAGAGAATACAGGGCTTCAATCGAATACACCTTCAGCGCGCGGCAGACCGAAATCATCGATTCCGAAATGCCATACGGACGCAGCATTTCAAGCGGCGTGCCCACTGCCATCTGGTCGTCGCCATTGTGATAGGATGCGTACTGTTCAGGCCAGCGTTCGGCATAGGTGATCGCCCTGTTGCCTTCGCGCCGCCATACAGCGTCAGAGGGGAAAACCTTCACATCGCGATAACCCGCAATGCGCACCTCTACGACTTCGCGCGTCTTCATCACAAGATGGCCCGCGCGCTCGGAGGCGTTGATGTCTTCAACCTGGATAACTTTGAATACGGGCGTAACCGAAAGGTCCCGTTCGTCGATAACTGCTAACTGTGTCATGGATGGACGCTCCAACTAGAGGAAGGAAGGGGGCACAAAGGCCCCCCACCGAATTAAAGGGTCGAACCCTTCTTGGCCCAGAAGTAATCGCCGGATGTTACACCGGCAATCGGGGCATAAAACCCGCCTGCGCCAGCCGCTGCCGTGTAAGCAGGAACCGTGATCGAAACCTGCGTGCCCGGTGCCGATGCTGCCGAGATGGTCGCAGAAGCGCGAACCCAGACATAGTCGAAACCGTCGTCGCCGGTCTCGCGAGTCCCCACGACGGGGCTGACAAGATCGGGATTGTCGTACCAGACTTCGCCCGGAGTAACCTGCTGGTGCAGATCCGGGCCAAGCTGGCCAGTGGTGCGGAAAGGTGAAGTAACCATGTTTCAGTCCTCTCTTTAGGCCGTGATGGCGCGATAGGTGAAGAGCGGGTTTTCAAGGACAAGCTGCCCTGTCCAGACCACACCCTGAGCCACCGCATCCTGATTGATAGGACGCATGCCGTTGCCCGGATGGAAAGGAACGAATTCCTGACCGGGGAACGTGTAGATCGCCATACCCTGCGTATCGATGCCGAAGAACGTATCTGCGGGCATGACATTGCCGATACCGCCTGCTGCGATCACGTCGACCGGGCCTGCCGGGGTGATGATCGTCATGCCGGTGAAGCCAAGGCGTGCCAGACGTTCCGATGCGAGACGCTGGTGTGCCACGAATGCAGCCGAGATGGCAGCATACGAATTGGCGTCGGCAATGATCAGGTCAGGATAACGGCCACCGCGCGAACGCTGCAGGGTGATCTTTTCGATGATCGCCCGTGCCGTGGTGCTGTCCCAAGTGGTGTAGCCCGCAACATCGCCAGCCGGGATGTCGAAGGTGGACGTGCGCCAGTTAGGAACCGTTGCACGGTCGATTCCGCCATATACGCCGGTATTGGTGACGATGGGAACCGCCGAACCAAGGCCCGTCATCTGGCGACCACCGTCTGCCGTACCATCACCGACGAGACCTTCCTCGAAGGCTTCCTTCACGGACTGCTCAGCAGCATCCATGTAGGTTTCCATGAGGTCGATAACTTCGTCTTCACCGCTGTTGTAAAGCAGTTCAGTGCCGGTGAGCGAGAACATACCAACGCAACGCGACCAGTTGTAGACCGCGCTGTTCAGCAGTTCCTTGGGAGTGATCTGCAGCTTGTCGTAGCCAGTGAACCACTGTGCTTCGAGCTTGTCGAACATGATCGGGACACGAAGTTCCGGCCCGCCCGCGCGCTTCTGCTTGATCTTCCCCATGTCCTTAAGGATCGCTGTCAGGGGAGTGGAGTTGTAAACGATATTTTGCACGTCGGACGAACGACGAGCAACGGAGGCAGTCAGAATCTGCCCGTAGTTACGATCTGAAACGATAG